TTGGTTATGCACATTCTGGTATCAATACTGCGTTTATTGAACTTTATATCCCAGAAGATTCTTACATGAGAGATGACACTATTTCTGGTGTTGCTGTTACAGTCAGTAAATTGATTCCAGGTGACTTCTTCGTAGTTAATGATTCAAATGTAGGTATATTTACTGGCAATAACTTTGACGGAATTTATTATGTTAAGAACGCAGAAAATGTTACCAAGAATCTTTCAAGTATTGGTCTTGGTGTCACTGTTGTTAGAAGAATTGAATTTACAAGTCAAGGATATTCTTCTGGTTCTGGTACATTCGATAACTCACGTATTTTCGGTGAGTATACATGGGGTAAAGTACAGTTCATAAACAGAGTTCCTGCAACTGCGTTACAGTTCTTCCCTGAAGGTTATACTGGATTGTCGTCATCCCCTCTCGTACAGAGATTGGAACCTTTGAAATTCAATAATTATAATGTTTAGATAAATACAAACATAGAAAAGGATTCTGTATAAAAGATGGCATACCAAGGTATTAATACGGGTTCATCTCCCAATAGTGGAACAGGTGACTCACTTATTGAAGGTGCCGAAAAGATTAATAGTAACTTTGTTGAACTTTACAACGTAGTAGGTAATGGAACTACTACCTTTGTTGGGGTTGTAACTCAAATTACTGCAGGTACTAATGTAAGTATTAGTACCTCATATGGTTCTGTTCAAATATCTGCACCTACACCATCACAGATAACCACCACAAACTTGAATGTAAGTGGTGTCTCTACTCTCGGTGTTGTGACCAGTGCAACATATTATGGTGATGCATCCAATATCACTTCAGGTAAATGGAATCTTGGGGCAGATGGTAGTACCCACTATCAATTCACTGGTCCTGGTGGTTTAAATGCTACGGCTGATCCGGTAATATACCTTGCAAGAGGTCAATCATATGAGTTTGTAAATAACATGGGTGCACATCCATTTGAGATTCGTTCATCGAATGGTGGTTCTGCATTCTCGACAGGTGTTACCAATAATGCGGTTTCAAATGGAACACTTAGATTTGATGTCCCATTTGATGCACCAAACTCATTGTACTATCAATGCACTTCTCATGCGGGTATGGGTGGAACTGTTGTGATATATCCCGACCTGTTTACAGTCTAAATAAAAAAAAAGTCCGGTAAAAATGGCTGCGATAATTACAGATCAATTACGTATTCTGAATGCGAAGAATTTTGTGGATGATGTCCAGAATTCTTCTAATTCTTATTACGCATGGATTGGTTTACCAGACCCTGCGGACTTCCAAAGTGACTGGGATTCAAACCCCCCAGCACCTAAGGATAGTTTAGACCAATCTAATGATTATTGGGATACGATGTTGGCTCTTAAGAGAATCAACTCTACTGATGTAAGCCAGGTTGTTAGAAAAATCATATGGCAATCTGGAACCACATATGACATGTGGAGAAATGATATTACAAGGGACAACCCGTCTCTTCCTTCTAATTCATACGACATTTATGACTCAAATTTCTATGTAATGAATAGTGAGTATAAAGTTTATATTTGTCTGTTCAATAATGCAAATCCAGAGAATAGTTACAGAGGTGGTCCATCACTGGATGAGCCAAACTTCACTGACCTAGAGCCTAGAGAGGCTGGTAGTAGTGGTGATGGTTATATCTGGAAGTATCTTTATACCATCAAACCAAATCAAATTATCAAATTTGATTCTACAAGTTATATAGCAGTACCAACTGATTGGAATACTAATGCATCTTATGCTCCGGTAAAGGAGAATGCTACAAACAGTGGTCAAATCAAGATTGTAACGATTAGAAATCGTGGTGTTGGTATTGGAACTGCAAATGTTACTTACACCAGAGTACCTATTCTAGGTAATGGTAGAGGAGCAGAAGCCACGGTTGTTATTAACAATGACGCAAAGGTAGAATCTGTCACCGTTTCTAGGGGTGGTCATGGTTATACTTTTGGTACATTAGACCTGAAGAGTGGTGGTGTACCAAATGGAACAATTGCACCGATTTTTGATGTAATCATTCCTCCTCCCGGAGGTCATGGTGCTGATATTTACTCTGAACTGGGTGCATATAATGTTCTATCTTATGCAAGATTTGAAAATGATACTCAAAACCCTGACTTTATTACTGGAAACCAATTTGCCCGAGTAGGGATTGTAAAAAATCCAACAAACCACAGTTCTTCATCAAATCTTACCAAAGATAAAGCAAGTGCACTATATGCACTTAAATTGGTAGGTACTGGTTATAGTGAAGCAGTATTCACTGCAGACTCCTTCGTAACTCAAACTGTTGGTCTTGGCTCTACTGCGGTTGGAAAAGTTGTTTCTTATGACAATCAAACTGGTGTTCTAAAGTACTGGCAAGATAGAAGAACTGCTGGTTTTAATACTGATGGAACAAAAAACACTGTTCCAGTCTATGGATTTAATCAATTAGAATTTACTGCGTCTCCAACCAATGGTGGTAGTATCAGTATTATTCCTACTTCAGGTAATACATTAAATATTGATACCGACTTTACTGGCGTTTCTACGGCAATAAATAGTAGGACATACTACTTGGGTCAGGAATTCACGAAAGGAGTATCGAACCCAGAATCACAAAAATATTCTGGCGATATCATCTATGTTGATAATAGACCTTCTGTTACCCGATCCTCTTCTCAGAAAGAAGATGTTAAAGTTATCTTGCAATTCTAAGAGATATGCCACAGGAAACTAATCTAAACGTCGCTCCTTATTTTGACGACTTTGATCCTAAACAAAATTATTATAAGATTCTTTTTAAACCTGGCTATCCAGTTCAGGCTAGAGAACTAACTGGTCTGCAGTCAATTCTTCAGAATCAAGTTGAAGATATGGGTAACCATTTCTTCAAAGAAGGTGCTAAGGTTATTCCTGGTGACTTGACTTATGTCAAAAACTTTTATGGAATTCAGATTGAGCCCGAGTTTCTTGGTATACCTGTAGGTATATATCTAGAACAACTGGTTGGGACGATTATCACTGGACAATCGTCGAATGTAACTGCACGTGTTGTAACTTATATTACGGATGACGAATCGGATAGAGGAACTTATACACTATACGTTAACTATGAGAACTCATCTTCTGAAGAAGATGTAAGTACTTTTATAAGTGGTGAAGTTTTAACCACGAGTACAAATATTAATTATGCATCAACTTTCATTGTATCTGGTGAAGGATTTTGTTCCACAATTCCTCAAAACGCTCCTGTCATTGGTTCGTCTTTCAATCTTTCGCAAGGAATTTATTTCTTGAGAGGTTATTTTGTTGATGTTGCAACTCAGACTCTAATTCTTGACCAGTATAGTAATACTCCATCTTACAGAGTTGGTCTTGATATTATTGAAGAGATTATTTCTTCTGATGTTGACCCATCGTTGAATGATAATGCACAAGGATTTAATAATTATACGGCACCAGGTGCAGATAGACTTAAGATAACCCCAGTATTAGCTAAAAAACCTCTCGACAATTTTGATGAAAGTAACTTTGTTCAACTTTCAGAAGTTAGTAATGGTATTCTGAGAGTAATCAATAGAAATACTGAATACAACTTTATAGGTGACGAGTTCGCAAGAAGAACTTTTGACGAATCTGGTCATTATTATGTGAAAGAATTTGTTACTACTGTAAAAAACAGTCTGAACAACGAAGAAGGAAACAGAGGAATATACAATCCTGGACAAACCACTCAGTCTGGAAATACCCCCGACGATAATATCGGAGTCTATAAGATTTCTCCGGGTAAAGCATATGTCAGGGGTTACGAAGTAGAAACTATAGTACCCTCATTAATTGACTTTGTAAAACCAAGAGCAACTAAGCAATTAAAAAATCAAGGTATTAATTTTGGTTTTGGTCCGACCATAGCACTCAACAGAGTCTATGGATCTCCATCTATTGGTATCAATACTACAAATACTTTGAGTCTTAGAAGTCTAAGAGTTGGTTCAAATCAAGAAACTGCACCAGGTAAAGAAATTGGTATTGCAAGAATCTACGACTTTGCACTTGAGTCTGGTTCTTATGATACAAACTTCCCAAACCTAAATGTTTGGGACCTGTCTCTATTTGATGTTCAAACATATACAGACATTACTGTTAACGAACCAGTAACACTTAACACCTCCGCATATATTAAAGGAGAATCAAGTGGTGCAACAGGTTTCCTTAAGTATTCTGTAAGTGCAGGAACTGCAATCACTGCATATAGTGTTGAGGGTGATTTCTTCAAAGGTGAGAGACTCCTATTCAATGGAACACTTGATGATGCAAGATTCGTTACTGAGTCAACTAATTTCTCACTCTCAGATACTAAGTCAGTATTTGGTATTGTAGGAACTGGCAACACATTTACTGCAGATATTATTCAAACTCCGGTTTATGATATTGGTAACGCAACTTGTTCACCTCAGATTGCAAATTCTTCAAGAATTTCAATTCCAGTAGATCCCGGTTTCTCTTTCGTTGGTATTGTCACTGTCGGTAACCTTGTAAGGTTCTCTAGAACTAATCTTGATACTGCAACATTTGCAAGAGTAACAGGAGTTGGTAGAACCAATATTACAGTTAGTGGTGTAACAACAGTTAGTGGTATCTGTGATGGTGGTCTTCCTTCAGGAACTGAAACAGTTTCAAATGTACAAATAATCAGTACCAAAGCTCAACGTAATGCTGGTTCTGGTAATATTACTGATAATGAATCACTGTACAGTGCATTCCCAAAAGCCAATGTTGCATCTGTAGATCTAATTGATTCTGAGATTGTTATTAGAAGACAGTATAACACAAATATTACAACC